TATCACCCGGATCCGTCGACGCTTATCTACCCCGAGCAGCTCGCCGACCGCTACCAGTACCAGCAGCTCGGGCGGAACACGATCCACACCCTGATGGACGGCAGCGGCGCCGCGACGCTGATGCAGGGCACCCGCAGGTCCGGGACGCTCAAGCTGCTGTTCGAGACCCGCGCGGCCGCGGTCGCTTGCGCCGAGAAGCACCGCGGGGTCGGCAGCTGGCGCTTCGACGACGACGAGAACCCCGAGCTCGGGATGACCTACGCCGTCACGGGCGGGCAGGCGGTGCAGGTCTACCAGGACGACACGCGATCGTTCTGGACCGTCGAGGTGCCGTTCTCGGAGCTCGGCTAGTGGCGACCGTTCGCACGTTCGGGCTGCTGAACCCGCAGCTGTGCCGGCTCGACGGATCCGCATCGACCCCGATCGGCGTCGAGCGGCTCGTGATCGCGTTCGACCGCACCTGGGCGCCGCACGTGCAGACCCAGCTGCAGCTGGTCGCCCCGGATCCGGCCGCGGTCGCCGCGATCGACCCGCGCACGGGGTTCCGGGCCCGCTTCCAGCTGCAGCAGGACGACCTCGCCGGCAACGCGTTCAGCAAGCCGTTCGACCTCGCCTACCGCAGCCGGGACGTCGACTGGGTCGCCGGCGCCGTCGCGGCGACCGCGGCCTCCGACGAGGCGCTGCTGCAGGACTGGGCGCAGTCCGGCACCGGCACCGGCGGTTACCCCGACACCAGTGGCGGGATGGATGAGGCGACGTCGCGCGCCGGCTACGTGAAAGGCACCCGGTACTTTGAGACCGCGGACGCACCGCGCGTGCTGATCAACCAGCGCGGCAACATCCCGACGGCGCAGGATCAGGACGACTACTGGGCGCCGGGTGTGAGCGCGTTCGACTACGCGTCACAGCTGGCGGAGCTGGCCGGGGTGTGGCTGTACGGCGACGAGACCGGGGTGCTGCGCGCTGCCCTGCCGGGGTACGCGCAGGACACCACGCAGCGGGTGTTCACCGAGTCGACGAACCTGATCAACGTCGTCGACTCGGTGTCGCGCGACGATGCCAGCTGGGGGAATTACGCCGTGATCGGCTACACCGCCCCGAACAGCACGACCACTGAGTACGTGTCGAGCTCCGCCGGGATCGAGCCGCGGAAGGCGATCGTGCTCGCTCGAGCACGGCGGAAGCCCGTCAGCGGCGGCAACGCGGCGACCAAGGTCCGCACGAACGCGCAGCGCGCCGGGCGCCGGCTGCAGCTGACCGCGATCGCCGATCTGGCCTGCCGGCCGAACCAGCCGGCGACCGCGACCTATCGGGGTCAGAGTTTCAGCGGCACGCTCGAGTCGGTCGCGTTTACCTTCCCGGAGGGCACCATGCAGGCCGTGCTCGCCGTGACCGAGTAGGGGGACAGGATGACCGAGGCTGTCGAGCCGGCTGAGGAGCCGATCGCGATCGTGCTCACGCACACTTGGGGGCTGCAGGTGCTGCGCCGCCTGAGCGACCTCGAGCAGGGCCGCGTCGACGTCGGGGTCGCGCAGCTGCCGCCCGAGCTCGAGCAGACCCTGCTCGAGGCGCTGCGCAAGCTCGACGACCGGCAGACCCGGCACCGCGAGGAGCTCGAGCAGATCAAGGAAGCGATGCGGCGCCTCGTCGAGTACGTCATGCAGAACACGCCGGCGAGCTCGCCGGCACGAACGGAAGGAAGCCCCCTGTGACTCATGTCCCCTACGTCCGGCACGCCGAGGTCGCCGCGTCGCACCTCGGCGATCGCGCGCCGGTGAACACCTGCGTCAAGCTCGGGATGCGCGCCTGGCCGAACGAGCTCGGGCTCGAGGACCTCGACACCGACAGCGTCTCGGAGGCTGAGCGGCGCGCCAGGGCCGGCTACAAGGGCTGGTCCTACCACGAGGGCACGGGCGGGATCCGGGTCGGGTTCTACGCCGACTGGAAGCCGTCGGTGCTCGGCGGCGACGGCACGAACCGGCACGTGTGCGTCGTCGACCAGCACGACGGCGATCGCTGGCGGGGGATCGGCGCCGGCACCCCGTCGGGGCTCGTGGCGCACCAGCCGCAGTCCGGCGGAACCAACAGCCTCAGCGTGCTGCAGGGGTACTTCATCCCGCCGACCGAGACCGCGGCGCCGACGCGGCCCGCAGCGCCCACGGTGAAGCCCGCAGCGGCGAGCTCGAGCGGCACGATTACCGTCGTCAAGGGCGACACCGTCGACGGTCTCGCCCGCCGGCACCGCACGACACGCGCCGCGATCCTGCGCGCCAATCCCGCCGGATCCGCGCGGCGGGCCGCAGACTTCCGCATCGTGAACGCGAACCGGATCTACGTCGGGCAGCGGCTGCACATCCCGACATGAATCTGCTGCAGCTGCTCGGAGGAGCAGCCGCGCAGACCCTCGTCAGCGTGCTGCTCGGCGCCTACGTGCGCCGGCAGCTGCGCCTGAACCGGGAGCAGCTCGAGCCGATGCTGCTCGGGATCGACGTTCGACTACAGCGGAAAGGGGCGCGGGTGAACCTGCGACGGTATCGGAAGGCGATCGCGGCGGGGGCAGGGTTCCTGCTGACCGGGCTGCTCACCTGGGCCTCGACCGACGGCGTGCTCGAGCAGCTGCTGCAGCCCGTCGTGCCCGAGCCGCTGCGCCCGCTCGTCGGGGTGCTCGCCGGCGGGATCGCGACGACCGTCGCTGTGATCAAGTCGACGAACGATCCGCTGCCGGCGCCGTCGGAGGACGCGCCTACCATCGACGAGCCGGCCCCGCCGGTTGTCCCTGCCAGGGAGCAGGGCGGCGGTTCCGAGCCGGCGGGGACGGCGCCAACGGCGGCCGCGGATGCCACCCCGCCGGTCGACGAGACCACCGCGGCCGCCGCTGTGCCAGTGTCTGCGCCGGCGCCGTTCTGGCTCGGGGTCGCACCCGGCGCGTCGACCAGCCCGACCGCGATCGTGCGCCTACCGGACATCCCGACCAGCTCGCCGCTGTGACCTAAACTAGGCGTATCCGCACTGAGCGGATGCGCGTAGCGTGCAGGGCATGGAACCTCTGGAGCTGCTGCTCGCGAACGCCCGCGAGCTCGTCGAGCACCTCGAGGTGCTCGCTACCGCGCCGGCCGAGCCCGGCGACTCGGCGGTGCGCTACCGCGAGCACCGCGAGGAAGCGATCGAGCTGAACAACCTCGTCGGGATCGGCCTGCACTTCATGGCGGTGCCGGCATGATCGCGCTCGTGCGCCGCGGCCGCCGCCGGCAGCACCTGGCCAGCCTGCACGGCGACGTCTGGATCCCGGTCTGCGACGTCGTCGACGTGCCGGCCGCCGGCGCGATCGTCGTCGAGCTCGAGCAGGCGCTCGGCACGATCGACGACGAGCACGGGCAGCTGTGCACCCACTGCCACAGGTTGATCCTCATGGCCGCCTATGCCGGCCGCGACCGCGTCGCGCGCCTGGTCGCGAGCTTCGAGCTGGTCGCCTGATGCACTGCATCGACTACTACATCCTGGGCGCCGGCACCGGCGACACCGAGTACGCCGCGACCTGCCGCGCTTGCGGCTGGTCGCACGTGTCCGCCAGCAGCGCCAGCGTCGCCGCAGCGGGCCCGAAGCACGCGCTCGACGCGTTCGACCGCGAGGTCGCCGCATGAAGGGCGCGCGGGGGCTCGTGGCGGTGCGCCTCGGGCACAACCGGCTGCACCTGGCCGGCGCGACCGGGCGCGGCTACCAGGCCGCCTGCGGCCGGACCGTGCAGTGCACCGACGACGACGACGACCTCGTGCTGTACGTCGGTCGGCAGGTCGGGCGCGCTTGGCGGCACGAGCTGATCTGCCTCGACTGCGATCGCCGGCTGCAGCTGGCGCGCAGGCGCCGGGGTCGCTAACCTCGACCCCCGAGCGGGGGCCACAACCGCGACGGATCGCAACCGTGGCCCCCGCTCTCAGCTCAACCCCCCAGCGAGCTGCACCCGGGCCCGGACGCGCTCCCCCAGCGGCCGGGCCCTACGCATGTCGAGTGCGAGTACCTCGACGGTACGCACGGCGCGCCGCTGACCTCGCCGACACGCCGTCGGATCGTGGACAAGTGTCGGATGCGACGTGCAGGGTGCTGCGTATGGAACATTCTCCCTGCCTCGTCACCTGGCCCACGGACGCCACCGCCGGCGACCTGATGGCCGACTACCTCCGACCCTCGCACCACTGCCAGCTGCCCGCGTCGCACGTGCACGAGCCCGAGCAGCCCGCCGGCGGGGTGCTGAACGCCGGCCCTGTGCCGCACCGCTGCCACTGCGGCAGCTGGGCGCCCGTGCGCGACGTCGAGCCGGCCCGCTCGTGACCACGTCCGAGGTCGCGCTGCAGGCGCTGCGCGCCGAGCACGAGCGCGGCGAGCAGCTGCTGCAGCTGCACACCGAGAACCGCGATCGCGCCCGGACGCTTGAGCAGGCCGCGACGCAGCTGATCGAGGCTGCCCTGACGCGCCTGCACGAGCTCGAGGAGGCGATCGCCGACATGGAGGTCGCCGGCTGGCGCGTCGACACGGATCCGGAATCGACCGACGTCGAGCAGGCAGGCGAGCAGTGAGGGGCATGGGCAAGCTGCTGCGCGGGCTGACCCCGCCGCAGCTCGTCGACGAGGTGCTCGGCGCTCAGCGCCCCGTGGAGGCCCCAGCAGACCCCACCGCGGGTGATCGGGCCACCGATGCCCTGAAAGCGGCTGAGAGGGCCCTCGGGCGGCCGGAGAGCGGCAGGTGAGTCTCACAGCCCTGATCTGGTGTTCCCGGTTGCCGCTCGACCTCGGCATGAAGTCCAGCGAGGCCGCGTACCGGGTGCTCGCCAAGCTGTGCGACGCGCACCACGACGACACCGGCGCCGCCTACCGCGACGTGCCCCGCATGGCGCACGAGCTCGGCTGCAGCGCCCGCACCGTCCAGCGCGGGCTGCGTCAGCTCGAGCAGGCCGGGCTGATCGTCCGCGGCGACCAGCAGCTGCTGCCGGGCAACATGCGCCGCGACCACGCCCCGACCGTTTACGTCCTGCCGCTCGACCGCTGGCAGCCGCCGGCCGAGCAGCCGCAGCTGGACGGGGTGACACAACCTGTCACCCCGCCTGGACCTGTGGATAACTCGTCACGGGGTGACAGACACGCCGTCGACGGGGTGACAGCTGCTGTCGCACTAGGAACAGGGGAACAGATAGATCAAGTAACAGAGGCGACCACAGACCGCGCGCGATGCCCTGAGACCGGCGGTCGACACGAGTTCAGCAGGCGCTATGGCACCTGCGTCTACTGCGGCGAGAGGAAGCCCGCATGACCGAGATCAGCTACCGCGATCGGCTGCGCCGAGCGCGCCTCGACGCCGGCTACTCGCAGACCGACCTGGCAGCGCGCATCGACGTGTCCGTGTCCACGATCAGCGCCGTCGAGCGAGGCGGCCGGGACCTGACGGCGCCGAAGCTGTTCGCCTGGGCCAGGGAGTGCAAGAGCAGCCTCGAGTGGATCGCAGGTGAGCCGGTCAGCGTGCCGGCGCACGTCGACGAGGCGCACGAGCAGCTCGAGCTGCAGCTCGAGGTCGCATCGTGAACGCCGACGACCCGATCCTGCTCGAGCGCCGCTGCGACCGCCGGATCCCGCAGCTGGGCCTGGTCTGCGCGCTGCCCGCCGGCCACGACGGCGACCACATGGCCGAGGCCGACCCGGCGGCGCTCGGCGAGCACCTCGAGCGGCTCGTGATGGTGAACGCAGCGCAGCGGGCCGCGATCGCGGCCGGGCAGCGCTACGTCGCCGTGCTCAAGCGCGCAGCGCGCCGGCACACCGTCACGATCGCGGTCCTGTCGGTGCTGCTGCTCGTGAACCTCGGGCTGAGGGTGGCAGGGCTGTGAGCCGGCACCACATCGCGCAACAGTGGACCACGTTCACCACCTGGCGCCGACCCGAGCTCGAGCGGCAGCTGCCGCAGCCCTGCATCCAGTGCGGCCGCGCCGTGCTGCCGGATCCGCCCGGATCCGTCGGCCCGACCGGCTGGCACGTCGGGCACCGCCGCGACGCGGCCGCAGGCGGCCGCCCGACCCGAGAGAACACCGGCCCGATCCACGCGCGGTGCAACCTGCGCAGCGGCGGCCGCGCTGGCGCCGCCGTGGTCAACCAGCGACGACGACGAGGCAAGGGGATGCGCTCATGGTGAGGCTGGCTCAGTGGTACGGCACCTGCGCCGAGTGCGGCGAGGTCATCGCACCCGGCGACGCGATCGAAACCGTGCCGTCGCTACTCGAGGGGTTCAGCGCTTGGGTGCACGCCGAAGGATGCGGGGGTGGGCTGTGGTGAGGCCGGCGGTCGACGCGCAGCTGTGCTGTGTCTGCACCCAGTGCTTCGATCCGTTCGAGCACGTCGCGCTGCTCGACGACGGCTGGGCGCACGTAGAGTGCGCCGACCTCGTCACGATGGAGGCACCGTGCTGATCCCGACCGTGCTCGGTGCTCGTGCTGCTGCTCAGCGGCGCGTTCAGCCTCATCGAGCTCGAGTACCTGTCGAGGCGCAGCTCGTGACCCTCATCCCGTGGGCGCTCGACGTGGTGTGGCGCCACTACGTCGTCGACCCGCTCGCTGAGGCGAAGCTCGCAGGCGCAGCGCCTCGGGTTGGTGTGCCCCTGGCGCGCGCCCTCGAGCTCGAGCAGCTGCACGCGATCGAGGCGACGTCGTGACGTCGACGAGCCCGGTTTTTGAGTCTGCGTCCGAACCTCCGCCTGGTGGCAGCACGGAATTCTCTCTATCCGGGTGGAACGAGTGGCGCGACCGCGCGTTGCCGCCGCAGTACCGCTCGGCGCTGGCCGAGGACCCCGCGGGGCGCCTCGAGTTCCTCCGAGGCGCAGCGCTGCTGGGCCTCCGCTTCGATCCGACCGCGGATCCGAGCACCCCCGGGGTGCTGAAGCCGCAGCAGCTGCTCATCAGCGACTTGCTCGACCAGCCGAACGACGACTACGTATTCCTGCTGCCGCGCCGCAGCGCCAAGACGGTGAGCATTCTCGCCAAGGTGCTGGGTCGCTGCCTGTGCCGGCCGGGCTACATGGTCGCCTACATGGCGCAGAGCGGCGTCGCCGGCAGCCGGCGGCTGCGCGACTGGAAGACCACGCTCGACCGGATCAATCCGCCCGACGACCTCGAGCTGCCGCCGTGGAAACGCAACCGTGCCCGGCAGCCGAGCAAGCGGAAGACCCCCGCCGAGCGGCGTCACCTCGAGCTCGTGGCGCTGTTCGGCGAGGAGCTGCTGCCGATCCCGACGTCGCCGTTCACCGAGGGGCTGAATGACGACCGCCAGGAGGAGGGCGACGGGTCGGGCAGCCGGCGCGGCTTCCGGATCCTCATGGGCGAGGTCGGGAAGGGGATCTACTTCGAGAACGGGTCGCAGCTGCTGGTCTACAAGCCCGACGCCGACGCGGTGCGCGGCGACGCGGCGGACATCATCTGGATCGACGAGGCGCAGGACATCGACGACCCCGAGGAGGCCGCCGTGCTCATGGCCGGGCTCGAGCCGCTGACCGACACCCGCGAGGGCTCCGCCGTCGTGGTGTCCGGCACCGCCGGCCCCGCCCGGCTGGGCCCGCTGTGGGAGCGGATCGTGCGCCTGATCGAGGGCGACGAGGGACTCGGCGGCGCGGTCTACACCGCGGGCCAGTACGAGGTCGACGCCGAGCCGATCGACTGGGAGCTGCTGCAGGACGAGGACAGCGCGATCGACCTCGTGCGCCGCTCGCACCCCGGGCTCGGCACCCTGACCACCGAGGCCAAGATGCGGCAGCGCTACCGCTCGAACAAGAGCGGGCTGCCGCAGTGGGCCCGCGAGTACTTGGGGATCTGGCCCCGCACCGCCGGCGCCCGCGCGGTGCCGCTCGAGTGGTGGGAGAACGGCGTCGACGACGAGCTGTCCGCAGCGATCGCCGGTGACGCCCCGCACCCGACCCGCGTCGCGTTCGGGCTCGACGTCAAGCCCGGCGGCGAGTCCGCCGCGATCGTGGCCGCGTGGCGCGACGACGAGGGGCACGCGTTCATCGAGCTCGTCGAGCACCGGCTCGGCACCTCGTGGATCCCGAAGCGGCTGCAGGCGCTCAGCCGCACCTACGCGGGCTGCGACACCGCGTACGACAACATCGCCGAGGGCGCCGCGACCGCGCTCGAGGCGACCCGCCTCAAGCCCGCCCCGAGGATGCGCGTGCAGACCTACCTCGAGCACGCCGCCGGCTGCGTGCAGATCATGCGCGACCTCGAGCGCGGCGAGCTGCACCACGGCGACCAGGGCGGGCTGAACGCAGCAGTCCGGATCGCAGCGCGCCGCCAGGTCCGCGGCGAGGACCGCGGGAAGTGGCTGTGGGCGGTCGGGCCCGAGGGCGGCGACATCACCCCGCTGGTCGCCGCGACGCGCGCGCTGCGAGCCTGGGACCAGCACTACGCCGGCAAGCGGTCGCGGCGACGCGTCGTCAGTGCTCGCTGACAGGATCCGGCGCATGTCCATGCACATCGACCCGGATCCCCGCGGCAGCCGCGGCGCGATCACCCGCTGCCCGCAGAGCGGCTGCCACGCGCTGCTGCTCACCGACGACGCGGCCGCGCACGCCCGCCGGCACACCGAGCAGCACGAGTGGGAGGAGGGCGTCGACGCCGCGCTCGACGGCGGGATCAGCGGCGTCGACCTCGCACCCTGGCCGGCCGCAGCCGACGGCCGACCCCTGCCGGACGCCGCGGCGCCGGCCGAGGTGCACGAGCTGTGAGCGCCGTCGACTTCCGCCGCGCGTTCGACGTCGGCGTGGACCAGCTCGCCATGCTCGGCGTCGTCGTCGAGCACCCGACCGAGCCGAGGCCGATCACGCTCGAGCTCGGGGTCGGCGGGCTGCAGCTCGGCGTCGCGCTGGACTACAGCGAGGCCGGGCAGCTGTTCGACACCCTGTCGCAGGCCATGGGGATCGTGGTCGCGTCGCACGGTCAGGGCACCGCAGCTGCAGCGCTGGCCGGGCTGAACGCGGCTCGCCGCGACACGCCGACCGAGCCGCGATCCTGACGGCTGTCCGAGGGGTCTGAGAGGGTCTGCGATCGTGGCACTACTGGGGCGGGCTGTTGCACTGTGGGATCGCGCCGTCGAGCTGGCCGAGGACAGCGCCCGCAGCGCCCCGTCGGCCGCAGCTGCGCGCCTGTCGCCGCTGTCGCCCTGGGCGACGCAGGGCAGCCTGCGACGCGTCGAGTGGAACCCCGACGTGTTCGGCGATCGCAGCACGGGCCCGGTCACTCCGGCGCAGCTGTTGCACTGCGGCCCGTTCAAGCGCGGCCGCGCGGTGCTGCACTCGCAGCTGATCCGCCCGCTGGTCGCGATCAGCTACGACGCGACCACGAACACCGACACGGTGCTGACCGGCGACGCCGCCCCGACCTGGCTGTACCGCACCGACACCGACATCAGCCCCGACCAGCGGCTCGCTGACATGATCGACGATCACCTGTACTTCGAGGCGACCGTGCTCGCTGTGCGACGCGGGACGGGCGCCGAGCTCGGCGGCCGCGGCGCGATCCTCGACGCCGTGCACATCCCCTACGAGTGGTGGCGCGTCGACGACGACGGGGTGCTGCTCGTCGACGACCGCCCCGTGAGCCCCGACGAGGTGATCTACATCCCCGGCCCGTCGCGCGGGCTGTGCGACGAGGCGCAGGACGAGGTTCGGCAGTGGCGCTCGATCGCGCGCAACATCGCCACGAGGCTGAACAGCCCGGCGCCCTCGATCATCCTCGAGGACCCCGAGAACGGCAACGCGCCCGAGGACGACGAGATCGACGAGCTCGTGGCAGCTGCAGCTGAGGCGCGCCGCGGGCCCGACGGCGGCGTGATGTACGTCGGGAACCTGAAAGCGACCGTCGTCAACAACAACGACGACAGCGCCATGTTCATCGAGGCGCGCAACGCGCTGCGCCTCGACTTCGCGAACCACCTGGCACTGCCGGCCGCGCTGATCGACGGCTCCCCCGCGACCGCGTCGCTGACGTACTCGACCGCCGAGGGCGCCCGCGACCAGCTCGCCGACCTGTCGCTCGACTACTGGACGGGCCCGATCGAGCGGGCCCTGTCGCAGGACAACGTCGTGCCACGTGGAACCCGCATCCGGTTCCAGTTCGCCGACCTGTACGCCCCGACCAACGCGCCGACCGGCGCCCCGACGCAGGACTAGGAGACCACATGCCGGGACAGACCCTCGAGGCCGGCGGGCTGACGCTCGCCGGCGGGACCCTGCTCGCCACCGAGGACGATCGGACCTTCCGCGCGCGGCTCGTGCCGTTCGGCGAGGTCGCGCAGTCGAACCTGGGCCGCTTCAGCGTGCCCGGCCCCGGTGTGCTGACGCTGCCGACCGACATCCGGACGATGGTCTGGAACGACGGGCACAACCGGGAGCGGCCGGTCGCATCGACCGTGCTGCTCGCCGAGCAGCCCGACGGGGTGCACGCCTCGATCCGCATCGCCGACGGGCCCGACGGCGACGCGATCCTCGCCGGGATCCGCGACGGCAGCCGCAACCGGGTGTCCGTCGAGGCGCGGGACATGGTGATCGAGGACGGCGTGGCCCGCGGCGGGCATGTGTTCGGCGCCGCGATCGTCACCCCGGGCCGCTCGGGCGCGTTCCCGTCCGCGACGCTGCTCGCCATGGCCGAGGGGACGCTGCTCGCCGACGCGGCCGACGACGCCACCGATCCCGAGGACCCGACGCAGGCCGCTTACTCGACGATGGAGGTCGACCCGGTCACGGGTGCGACGTTCGAGACGGACACCACCGTCGAGGAGACCGAAGAGACCGACCCCGACACCGGGGCGACCGTGATCACCACCACCACCACCACCGTCCGAACCGAGACGCCCGGCGCTGCGCCGGCAGAAGGGAGCGCGCCCGTGCCCGCTCAGACCCCCGCACCCGCGACCGCGCCGCTGCTGGCGACCCGCGCGCCCGGATCCACCGTGCCCCGCACGCTGCTCGAGGGCCGCCGTCGCCGGCAGCCGCAGCTGCCCGAGACCGTCGCCGCGGCGACCCTGTACGCGATGCTCGCCGCGGCGTCGCCGCGCGGCCGCGGGCAGGGCTGGAACACCCGCATGCTCGAGCAGCTGCGATCCCCGCGCGTCATGGGTTCGCTGTACGCCGAGAGCCCCGAGACGCTGCTCGCCGAGCTCGAGGACGTCACCTTCGACGCGGCCGGCAGCCCGCGCGACATGATCGTGCCGCAGTGGATCGGCGAGCTGTGGGGCGGCCGCGCGTTCCAGCGCCGCTGGGTGCCGCTGTTCAACAGCGGGACGCTGACCAGCGACACCGTCAAGGGCTGGCGCTGGGTCGACGGCAAGACGCCCGAGGTCGACTACTACGCCGGCAACAAGACCGACGTGCCCTCGAACGAGCTCGACACCGAGCCCTACGACGTGCCCGCGCAGGCGATCGCCGGCGCGCACGACGTCGACCGCCGCTACCGGGACTTCAACGTGCCCGAGTTCTGGGATGGGTACTTCCGGGGGATGACCGAGTCCTACGCCCGCAAGAGCGACGCCTACGTGCCCCGCGAGCTGTTCGACGCGACGAACAACGCGACGACCTCGATCACCGCCGGTGTCGTGCCGGCCGGGGTGTCGCCGGTCATGACGAAGATCGTCGACGGCGCCCTCGCCGTGCTCGACGAGGACCTGCCGTCGTGGGCCGTCGTCACCAAGGCGGACTACCGCGATCTGCTGCTGACGAAGGACGACGACAAGCTCGCCTACCTGAACAGCGCGCTGGGGCTCGAGGAGGGCGCGATCGAGAACTTCCGCGTCGTGCCCGCCGAGACCGGATCCCCGCTCGAGGCCGCCAGCGAGGCCCTCGTCGGCTGCCGCTCGGCGGCGACCGTGCACGAGCTCGCCGGATCCCCGATCCGCATCGAGGGGCTTGACGTCGCCCGGGGTGGCATCGACCCGGGCCTGTTCGGCTACGTCGCCCTGGCCGTGCACAACCCGCGCGCGCTCGTCCGCGTCAAGCCGCACGCCTGATCGGCGCCGGCACCATGACCACCTACTTCCAGGGCGACCAGCCCGCGGAACCGGTCGTCGTGGTGCCGGCACGCGACGGCGACGAGGTCGACCTCGAGCTGTACTCGAGCGCGACCGCGCAGCTCGCCGACGCGTCCGGCGCCGACGTCGACTGCGCGGCCGCGATCGTGATCCCGGCCGAGGACGACCCCGACGACGTCGCGCACGTCGCGATCACCCTGCCGGTGCTCGCCGTGCCGGGCCTGCAGCTGCTGACGCTGCAGCTGCACACCGCGTCCGGCGCCGTCGACACGTTCGAGGTCGAGCCCGTCGTCGTGCAGGCGCGCGACGGGTGGCACACGGTGCAGTCCGCGCACGCTGAGTGGTCCGGATCCGCCGCACTCGACGACCCGCGGCTGTATGTGCTGCTCGCGACCGCTCGACTCGAGTGCGTCGCCTACGCCCCGAAACTGCCCGCCGGTGCGCGGCCGCCGCTGAACTACCGGGAGGCGCAGCTGCTGCACGCCCGGAACCGGAACGCGGCCGCGCGGATCGACCCGGCGACCGGCGACGGCGGCACCGACGACTACAGCGTCGGGGTGTTCCCGCTCGACTGGACCGTGAAGCAGCTGCTGCGCCCCGCGCGGCGGCTCGGCAGGGTCCGCTGATGCCCGAGCTCGAGGTCGCCGACAAGGCTGCCCGGCTGGTGCTCGTCGAGCTGCTGCAGCCGCTGCTGCCGAAGCGCTGGACGTGGATCGCCGACGAGGCAGCCGCGACGGACTCGGACCGACCCCGTGCCCGGGCGTCGCAGCGGAAGATCGAGCCCGGCGGCACCGGCGCCGGCACCCGGCACTGGGTGACGTTCGCGCTCACCGTCACGGTGCCCTCAGGCGACGGACTCGCAGCTGCTGAGGTGCAGCTTGACGACGATATCGACGCATTCCTGCACGCACTCGATAGCGTCCGCATTCCCTGGTCGGAAGCGAATAAGCAACGCTTCGCCGACGAGGGGAATCGGCTCGGATATCAGGTCGATATTCGGATCTACACAACAAAGCGAAAGAAGGCTGACTGATATGGCGATCACCGAACCGGACTTCGAGGCGCGATACCTCGATCAGATCAGCTGCGCGTTCTATCCCGACGCGCAGACCCTCGACGGGGTCGAGTTCCGCGACGCCGTGCAGTCCTTCCAGTTCGTGCCCTCGTCGTCGGTCGCGACCGTCGTCGGCGGCACCCGCTCGGCAGTGTTCACCGCATCGTCGGCGGCGACGTGGACCCTGCAGGTGAAGTTCCTGCAGGACATGGAGAACGCCGACAGCCTGCTGAACTACTTGCTGGCGCACGCCGGCGAGAAGCGGTTCGTGCGCTTCATCCCGAACGGCGGCAAGAACGCGTTCGCGACCGTCATCCTCACCGCCCCGCCGATCGGTGGAGACATCGGATCCTGGCTCGACGCGACCCTGACGATGGGCGTCAAGGGCGCCCCGCAGGTCGCGCAGAACTGACGTCGGATCGCAGTTCCGGTCGCCGGCGGGTCACCTGCCGGCGGCCGGACTCATGTAGGGGGTGGATCGGTGCGGATCAGCGTGCACGTGTCGGGCGAGCTGCAGGCGCTGAAGGCGCGGCTGCAGGAGCTGCCAGCTGAGGTGCGAAAGCAGATCAGGCAGGCGACCAAGACCGCCGCGCTGCCGATCTGGCGGGAAGAGGTCGCCGCGAACGTGCACTCGAGGGCTGAGGGGATCGCGTTCGGGCGCACCGCCCGCGTCGCGGTGTCCGACCGGAACGTGCAGCTGCAGGCCGCGCGGATCGGCAAGCCGCTGTCCGGCGGCCTCGACGTCAAGTCGCAGTGGCAGGGCCTCGAGTTCGGCGGCGAACCGAACGTCGTCCGCACCGTCGACGTCCGCAATGCACGTGGAACCCAGTTCACCGTGAAACGGCACACCCAGCGGCAGCTGCGAGCTCGCAAGCCGTCCGGCTACGTGGTCTACCCCGCGGTCGCCAAGGCGATCCCGCGGCTGACGTCGCTGTGGGTGCAGACCGTGCAGCGCGCCGGCGCTGAAGCGCACGAGGGGATCTGATGGCTGCCGGGATCAACGTCGGGATCGGAGCCGACACCCGCGAGTACGATCGCGCGGTCCGGCAGGGCATGGTCGAGCCCGTCGCTGACGCGCAGCAGGCGCTCGACGACTACGTGTCCGCCGGCACCGACGCAGGGCAGGACCTGACCCGCAGTTTCGAGACGCAGCAGCGCGCGACCACCGAGCTGAAGTCCGATATCGACAAGCTGAACGGCTCGATCCGTGACGGGTTCAAGGGCTCGACTCGATCCGCCGGCGGCGACGTTGACAGCTTCCGGCACCGGTCGGAGGAGGGCTTTAGCGAGATCAAGGACTCGGCGCGCTCGAACGCAATCGAGGTCGGCGCATCGTTCACCGGCGGCTTCGATCAGGCGCTCGGCGGCCTGCAGGGGTTCGTGGCTGAGTTCCTCGCCGGGTTCGGGCCCGCCGGGATCATCGCCGGTGTCGGCGCGGCCGCGCTGCTCGGCACGATCACGGCCGCGATCCAGGGCGGGCAGGAGGCGGCCGAGGCGCAGCAGCAGGCGATCGCCGATCTAACCACCGAGTACGTCGAGGCCGGCGGCGCCGGCAAGCGCAGCTTCGACGACGTCAAGTCCTCGATCGAGTCCATGGCGAGCTCTGACGGATCCGACGTGATCATCACGCTGCAGAAGGCGTGGCAGGCAGCCAAGACCGCCGGCGGCGACTACTCGCAGGTGGTGCAGGCGATCGCGACCTCCGACCCGGTGCAGATCCGCCGCGCGCAGGCCGCCGTCGACGAGCTCGGGAAGGCCCACGAGCGCACGAACAGGACCGCGCTGGGCATCCGTGCCGCGATCCCCGTGAACGCCCGCGCAGCGGCCGCTGTGGACGAGCTGCGCGGGGCGCTGAACAAAGCCGAGCACCAGGCGGACAGCGCCGCAAAGGCGCAGAAGCTCGCTGCAGCTGCTGGGCTGTCGCAGTTCGCGCTGAAGGCCGGCGAGGTGTCGCAGCTCGAGCAGGCATTCGACGAGGCCGCCGGCGGGGTCGATAAGTACCTGAAGCACGAGGGGAAGGTGCTCGACGTCGAGCCCTACCTCAAGTCCATGAAACAGCGGGAGAAGTCCCTCGAGCACTACCACGACAACCTCGCCAAAGCGGACCTGTCGCCCGCGGCGGTGAAATTCCTCGAGGGCCAGGGCGCGGACACCGCAGCGGCGATGCTGCGCGGGTACGAGCGGGCGACGCCGGCGCAGCAGGCGCAGCTCGGCAAGATCTGGACGACAGCCGGCAACGAGAACGCGACGACCTACCAGGATGCCGTGGGGAAGAAGCTCGCCGGGACGCCGATCAGCGCCCCGAAGATCGAGCGGCCCGAGGTGCCGCTCGCTGACACGGCACGGCTCGACGCGCAACTGTCACAGCCCCGGTATATGCGCGTCGTCGTCGACTACTTCGACCGAAAGGGACAGCGGGTCTACTGATGACGATCACGCTCAAGCGCACGCCCCGAGGCGCCGTTTACGATTATACGAACGATTGCCTAAACCCATCGTTCGAGAACAACACGACCGGGTGGGATTATCTGTGGTTCGGCACCGGCGGCGCCGGCACGAACGACCGCTACACCGGTTCCGGCCTCCCCGCTGGCGGATCCGCAATCAGGAAAACCTGGACCACGGCATCGAACGGCGTGCCGGGCGAGTCCGGATTCCGCTACCCGAACGTTCCCTGGTACTTCAACTACATCCGCTTTATCACCTGCAAAGTGATTATCAACGGCGTCGCCGCGCAAAACGCGCGGATTCGCGTGAAGTATTTCGACGCGAACAACGTGCAGGTCGGCATCGAGAACAGTCAGCTGACGCCGCTTGTGGCCGGCGTCACGAAAGAGCTCACCGGATTCTTCCACGGGGCACCGAACTGCGTCCGCGGCGACGTCTACATCATCATCGACGAGACCGGCCAGGCGATGCCAGTCAATTCGCAGTTTTTCGCCGACGCTGTCCTAATCAGCACCTACCTCGACCCGGCCAACCCGGGCACCGGGTCGCTTTACTTCGACGGATCGACCGCCGCTTATGGTGATTTCACGTTTGCCTGGGAGGGCGCCGTCGGTAATTCGCGGTCGTATCGGTATCACCCGGATCCGTCGACGCTTATCTACCCCGAGCAGCTCGCCGACCGCTACCAGTACCAGCAGCTCGGGCGGAACACGATCCACACCCTGATGGACGGCAGCGGCGCCGCGACGCTGATGCAGGGCACCCGCAGGTCC